CATCATCATAGCGGTCAGGCACCGGCAGCCAAGACGTCGCTGCTGAGAACACTGCCTGCCGACAAAACGGCCTGCCTTGACCTCGAAGCAGGCATGAAGTCAGTGCAGGACTGGAAAGGCGCCAGCATCCCGGTACGCAGCTTTGCTGATTTTCGCGATCTTGCCGTGTTGATCGGAGGCCCCGACCCTGCGGTCGATCCCAATGCCTTTTACAGCGCTCAACATCACCAGCATGTTCGATCACTCTACGCCGGAACCGGTGTTGAAGAATTCCTGACCGCCATGTCGATGATATTTGTTGATTCCATCACCGATCTCACCCGTCAGGCTATGGCTTTCGCCAAACAGCAACCGGAGGCCTTTTCAGATCGCACCGGCAAGCCCGATGTGCGCGGCGCATATGGGCTTCTAGGCAGAGAGGTCATTCAGGCCCTCAAGCATCTTCAGCACGCGCCGGGCAAGACTGTGATCTTTGTTGGCGTTCTGGAGAAAGTCACCGACGAATTCAACGCCACCAGTTGGCAGCCTCAGATGGAGGGATCCAAGGCGGGGCGGGAATTGCCCGGCATCGTCGATCAGGTCATCTCCATGCATCTGTTTTCCAAGGACGCCGAGGACAACTGGCAACTCGATGAAAAAGCCACCGAGCGCCGTCTCGTCTGCCGCTCGGGCAACCCCTTCGGACTTCCCGCCAAGGATCGTTCCGGACGTCTCGATGTAACCGAGGCGCCTGACCTCGGCGCCCTGCTTTCCAAGATCAATCTCATTCCCGCCTGACAAAGGAGATTCCACAATGTCTTTCGACCTCAATGACGCCCAATCGCAGATGATGCCCCCTGGAGAACTGATTCCCGACGGCACCTTCGCCAAAATCCGCCTGTCCATACGCCCCGGAGGCGTCAACGGTTCCGTGCCCATGGATGCCGGGCTGCTAAAGGGCTCGACTGAGAGCGACGCCAAAATGCTCGATTGCGAATTCACCGTGATTGAGGGGCCGTTCTTGCGGCGCAAATTCTGGCAAAATTTTACCGTGGCTGGTGGCAAGCTCGACGATAAAGGACAAAGCAAGGGATGGAACATCTCCAAGGCCTCGTTCCGCGCCATGGTCGATAGCGCTCTTGGCCTCAGTCCCAAGGATATGAGCGAGACTGCCAAGGCAAAGCGGCTGATCCAAGGCTTGAAACAGTTGGACGGCATCACCTTTGCCGCCCGCATCATGGTGGAGCCTGCTAACGATCCCAAATACCGCGACCAGAATCGGCTGGCCAATGTGGTGCTGCCAGATGAGGAGAAATATGCGGCAATTATGAAAGGCGAGGCGGTCGAGCCGGATCCCGTCAATGCCAAGCCACGCAAATCGGCAGCCAACAGCATGGCTCAGAACGCCCCAGCCTGGGCTACCGGTAACGCCCCTGCGACTTCACCGCAACTGCAGGGCGGCGTGCCGTTGACTCAACAGCCTCACGCAGCGCCCCCGTCTGCTTCGCCCCCGCCAACAGCATCAGGCCCAGCTTGGCTCAATAGCTAATGGAGATGCCGCTAGACCTGGAACGGGCAGGCGGCCCCCATCATGACGGATGATGAATGGCAGGTCCATGTGACCCATGAAGCGGCAAAGGAGATCGGCGCATGGCTAGAAGGAAGAGGAAGGCTGCAGCACCCCATCCGCTGCCTGACCATGCCCGATCTGGAAGCCATGGCGGCCAACGCCATCAGCTGCTTCGTGGTCCTGGCCTCGGAACGCATCCGGGAGCAGCCGGAGGCACACCCGGACCTGACCCGGCTCTTGCTGGGGTAAGCCTCTGCGCGGTGTGCCACCGAGAGGGGCGTGGTTTCGGCTACGTCCACCGGCTCCGCCGCGACCAGTACCCGCTCTATCGCTTCTGCTCGATGCGTTGTCTCAAAGCCGGTTCGGCCAATGCTATGAGGAATTTCGGAATGATCGATAAAACAGCAAGGGAAACCCAGGCCATCAAGGACGCGAGGCGGCCCTTTGCCGAGGCGCTTACCGAGATGAGCCTGATGGAGCCCTTCTTCCACCGCACCGCCGAGGACATCGACCGGCTGATCGAAGCCGCCGTCACCGGCTATGTCGAATCCATGCAGCGCCAGGCAGGGGTCAAGGAGCGCACCGGAACCGCCTTCGATGATTCTTTGCCGTTCTGAGGCCGCCATGCTCGATTTAAATCAAGGCTCCAGCTGCCAGTACCTGACACCTGAGCGCGATCCCGGCATCACCATGGCGGTCAACGCGGCCATCGATGCCGCCCTGGTGGCGCGCAACCAAGCACAACTTCCCCGCCAATATGTCAGCGCATCTGGATTGGGCCGCGAATGCCTGCGCCAGGTTCAATACGACTATCTGGCCGCGCCCAAGGACGAGGGCCGCGATTTCGAGCCCGCCACCTTGCGGATATTCGAGGCTGGGCACAGGGGCGAGGATGTGGTGGCGTCCTGGTTGCGGGCCGCAGACTTCGACTTGCGCACGGAACGTCGGGACGGTCGGCAGTTCGGATTTGCTGCCTTGGGCGGAAGGTTCAAGGGCCATATCGATGGTTGCCTCGTCACCGGACCAGTCGCCATGGAATATCCAGCACTTTGGGAAAATAAGGTCCTGGGTGCGGCATCCTGGAAAGACGTGGTGAAGCGCGGCGTGGTTTTGTCCAAGCCGGTCTATGCCGTCCAGCTTGCGCTCTATCAGGCATATATGGATCTGCCAGCCCCGGCACTGTTCACCGCACTCAACCGCGACACATGGGAAATCCATTGCGAGTTGGTGCCATTCGATGCGCCCCTTGCTCAGACCATGAGTGACCGGGCCGTCCAAGTGGTGCGGTCCTGCGAAGCCAACGAGCTACTGCCTCGTTCAGCCCCCGAGCGAACATCCGTTGTCTGTCGGGGAGGCAAGTCTGCGGGCGGTTGGCATTCGCCCTGTTCATGGCAAGACCATTGCTGGAGGAGAAAACAATGATCCCGATGGCTTATGAATTAAAGCGATTTGTGGCGCAAAAATGGCCAAGCCTGCGCTACGGCGATGAACTCGCTGGCCTTGTTTCCGCCCCTGTATATCTGTTCCCTGACCAGGGTCAACTGGATGCTGACGAGGTAGATGCCTTGGCACAACAATATCTGGCGGACATACCTCTTTGCTTGCCGCACGAGCAGGTTTTGTTTGAAGTGCCCAATCGAATAGGAAACATCGGCTCCCTTGTCGCTTACGCCTTCTCAGCTCCGGATCGGGTCGATGCGTTTTTGTTTTTACGCACAAGGTCACGGGCGGCATGGTCGGATGTCCTGTGCCGGGCCAGTTTCCTGCCGGGAATGGTGGCGGATGTCGAGCTTCACCCATCGCTAACACATTACAGTGACCGTGGAGACTTTTCAGCCGCTCTGACGGGCACCATCTGGCGCGCGGCAGCATTACTTGCCCAAGGATCGAGTACGGAGAATCGTGCATTCCCAGTGACCCGGCGGCCCAAGCTGCAGAAGCATGGCATCTCAGGATGGACCTATCGGGTCATAAATATCGACCCCGCTCGGGTCAGGGCGGCAATTGCCGCAAGCGGAGGAACACATGCCAGCCCACGTTGGCACATTCGCCGGGGCCATTGGCGAACCCTTGGCGACGGAAGGCGCGTTTTTGTGCGTGAATGTGAGGTTGGGGATTCGAACCGCGGCTGCGTGGTCAAGGATTATCTGGTGGTATCGCAATGTGCGGCATGACCGACATCACGCCCTCTGACATGCGGGCATGCGCCATTCCTTCGTTCAAGCAAATCTTGATTACATCGGAGAACTTGCTTGCTGATCTTCGCTTTCAACCAAGACCTTATACCTAAAGCCATGTGACCCATCACGATGAAAACCATCTCTTTGTTTCCTGGGCAACGTGTCCATCGTTGGACCGTTGTTGGCCCTGCTGAACATGCCCTTTCTCGACAAGGCCGGAAGCGACCTTGTTGGCTCTGTCATTGCCAGTGTGGCACAGAAAATGTGGTGCTGGACCAGAGCCTCCGGCTTGCCTTGATATCGGAGAATGGTGGCAGCAGAAGTTGCGGCTGTCTGGCCATCGAGAAAATCACACATCATGGACATAACCGGTTCGGACATCCCTCGCCGGAATATAACGCTTGGCTGGCCGCCAAAAAGCGCTGCAAAAATCCGCACAAAGCCTCGTTTGCCCGATATGGTGGGCGAGGAATCCAGATATGCCCACGGTGGCAAGACGACTTCCGCGCATTCCTGCAGGATATGGGACTTAAGCCTGACTCTAGTTTCAGACTTGATCGCATAAACCCTAATGGCAACTACGAGCCCGGAAACTGTCGCTGGGCTCCCATAGACGTACAAGCTAGGAATAGGGCCGGTGTCATTTGGTATGAATTTGAAGGGCAACCAGCCTTATTGGGCGACATTGCCACGT